TTTAAATCATTTACTGACGGTAAAGCCATTATCTTGTCCTCCTAAATCTTTCGTTTATAATCTCGTTTTGGTATGAAGGCGAATAATTTCCTGCTGGGGTGCGTTCTTGTATTGGTGTAAATCCACTACTCCCTGCCATTATTTTAGGAATTGACCTTGTTAGTAATGGATTTAATCTTTGCTGTGTTGGCAAAGTGGATTTGTATCCCTTTTCTAACAGATCCCCTACATATGGTATTGATCTTAAAGCGCCTGGAGCTTTAATGTCTTGAAATGCTTTTGACGTCTCTAGAGATAGAGCTCCTTCTGTAATATCATCTTTTAATTTTTTTTGAACTTTGTCATCTAGTTTTAATGTATTTATTGCTTTTCTAAAATAAGCTTGATTTGTAGGTCCTGAAGAAATAAATCCCTGGCCAAACTTTCCAATATTTCTAGATTGATCTGATTTATTATAAAGATTTTTAACAGCTTTATTCTCTTGTAATACTGACAAATTTCTTGTTTGTTTTTTGTATTCTTTGGCTTTTGTATTATATTTTGGATTTTTTAAGATGTTATCAATATTTTTTCTAACAGCTTTTAATGGATCATCTAAAATATTTCGTTCATTCCAATTAATAGCTTTATCAGCCATACGCCTAGTCTCATAAAGTTTATTTAATGTTAGATCAGGGTCAGCGATCCTGTTTAATATCATATTGTAAACTTTTTCATTTCTAACAGGTGCATCTAAGTCTAGTTTTCCTAAATCAGAATAAATTTTATTTGATACTTCTTTAGTTAATTTACCACTAGCAATTGAATTTGACTGTTTATCCATAAAGGTTCTCTTCAACGCATCCATTGAATCTGCAGTTGCAGTACCTACAGCATCAACATATCTAGGATCAGATAGACTTCCTGTAGGTATTTTCTTTTTTCCTGAAAAAAGTTCTCTATTTCTATTTAAAACGTCTTTAGCTGATTCAAATGTAGTAGAAGAAACACCCTTTCCTTTTTTTAATCCTTTAAAAGCATCAAAACCCTTACTAATTAATTTTCCTCCTACTAAATCTATTGCAGCAGCTTTACCACTTTGTTTTAAGGCTGTAGGTAATGACTCCCCTTCAGATCTTCCTTCTAAAAATCGACCTACACCAGTAGCTCCAGCTGATAAAGCTCTTCCTTGTGGTGTAGCTTTTGCAAGAATGCCTGCATAGGGGAGAGCTTTCCCAATCATTGATAGCGTATTTTGCTCATAATTTTCTGCTGGCATAACTTGCCCTCTTTCAGGAATTTCTACGCTATTATCTATTGGGTCTAATGAAGAAAACACTTTAAGTATAGTTTCATTAGAAGGGGGTTTGTCTCCTGTCAATTCAACAACACGTCCATCTGGTGAGGTTATTTCATAAGTAGGCATTATTAATTTTTCACCTTTACTATATATCCATCCATTATATTACTTTCATTTTTTTTACTAGGCATTTGTTCACCAACATTTCTATAAAGTATTTCCTCTTGCGTATTAGGTAAATCCGATTCTAACCTTAATATACTTTGTTTTATTTCTAATAGATCCCTAATCATTTCTTCTGAAGATTTTCCTGCATCTAAGGCAGACGCTGATTTTTGCAAGAAATTCGTTTCTGCGTCTGAAACAGTTCCCAAAGCTCCACCAGTTGGAGAGTTATTTCTCATATTTTGCAGCTCTCCAAAACCTAAATTTGCTTTTATACGCTCAATATGTGAATATGCATTTTTTTGACGTGGAGTTCCTACAAATCGTCCAAATGATTCTGCTGCACCCTCTAAGGCATTATTAGCAACAACAGCCTCTCCTAATTCTGTCATTGCATATTTAACTTCCCCATTTTCATCCTTTACTTCTTTAATTAACGAATCAATAGAATTTAAAACACGTTTATTAGTTTCACGGGTTGATTTAATTCTACCTAAATCTTTCCTTGCACTTTCCAAGTCTTCTTTATATGTTTTTGAGTCTAAATATGTTTTTTCAATACCACCTTCGTTTATGGTTTTATAGTAATACTCTGGTATTTTTTTATCTTGTTTTAATTCTTCTTGGTTTTGATCTTTTGGCGTTGTGGTTTGCAGTTCTAAACCTTTTAAAGCCCTATTATTTTCGGATTTTTGTTCTTGTAACCCTGCTGCTAAATTTGCTTGTTCTGTATCTCTTAAATTTTTTAAATACTGCATTGCTAATTGTGTTTGTTGTTGATTAAGAGCTTGTGCTTGATTTTGTGCTTGCGAAAAGTTACGGGCATCTTGTAATCCACTTTGATATAAACCTTGTGCTAAAACTGGGCTTGAATCAGCTAACAAAGCTGCTGATATTTGTTTACCTTGTGGGTTATTAATAAGATAATTACCTATTTGTGCAGCACTATCTACAACACCTGGTATAAAGCCTTCTTCAAATCCTTGTCCTAGATTCTCTAAAGTGACTTGCTCTGGTGGTGTATATGTTTGCATTAATTGTTGGGCAATTCTTTGATTTAGCATACGTTGTGTTTCACTTTGTGGTCGCATGCCTTGCATAGATCTCATTGCATTTACAAGATTTTTATCTTCTTCGTTAACAAATGATGGTCTTAGCATTAGCCTTGCCCTCCTAATCCTTGTAATGTTCTTCTGCCTCTTATTTGACCTAAATTAGTACGCCTATCCATTGCCTCTTGAAACGCTAAATTATCTAATTGCCTTTGCATTTCTTGTGTAAGTAAACCCGATTGCCTAGATTGCTCTAATGCAGCTACTGGGCCTCTAACGCCAGCTTGTGCTAAAGCTGTTCTTGTCGCTTGTTCAGCTCTTTCTTGACCAGGTGTTGAACCCCTAACGATAGATTCTCTTAACTGTGCTAATTCCGGTATGGGTTGTGAATATAGATTTTCGAAACCCATCCCTTGTTCTAAGCCTCTTTGTATAGAATTATCAAATCGCCTTCTACCTTCAGCAAAGTCTTGATCAAATCTACGAGCACTTTCTGCCTGACTTAAATCAAACAATTCCTTTTGTTGCTCGAGATTAGCTCTAAACTGTCTATCTGATAATCCACCACTTGAACCTTTTCCCATTTTTAAATCTCCTTTACATATTGTTGGTACAAAAGCTTATAGCCCATTTTTTTTAATAGTTTATTTGCTGCACTACAAATGTTATCTCCATCGACAGAATGCAAGTGGTTTACCATTCTTTTTAAGCTATTTTTCTTCATAAAACTGGTTAAACCTTTTAGTACACCATAAGCAGCTTTTATTCTTTTAAATTTAGATATATGAGGGCTTGTAAACCAAATTGCTTCACTTGCATAACATTCGTTACTAAATGGATGTTTAAAAATTGTAGAAATTTGTCCACCAACTATTTGATTATTTTCTTCTGCTACGCAAAAATATTTATATTCTCTATCCAATGTTTCTTTCAGAAAATCTCTTACTACTATAACGTCATAATCTGTATGATTACGGTCTTTCCAGAAATCTATTATGCATTCTAGTACAGCATCTATATCATTAGCAGTTGCTTCTCTAAACTTCATAAATATTCCCATATTTTCGTAACATTGCTTCGTTAATACTTTGATTAATTTGTGGTTTAAATCGTCCCACATTTCTTGGTGCAAATCGACTAGTTCCATAATCTAAATTAGGCATGGGTAGAATTTGTGGTGACATCATTTGCTTAGGTTGCGTTGCATTGCTTATAGTAGATGCTATTGTTGCGTCTAACCCAGCTTGTCCTACTGATTTCATTAAAGGACTAAGAGAAAATTTTTCAGGTGGTCCTACAAATTCTGCGCCTTGTGGTTTGTAACCCGCTAATGATCCTATACCTTGACCTACATAGCCAATACCACTTGCAATAGGTTGTGCAACTGTTGCCAGCCCTGTACCTAAAACTTGACCAGCTGTTCCTAACGTTGTTAATCCAGCTTTTCCAATACCACCTAAAATTCCACCTAATAAAGGTAACATTACATCTCCTTATTACTTACTTGATCTGCCACTAATCTAAATCCACGAAACTTAAAAATATCTTTTGTTTTCATGTTAAAACTCAACCATCTACCATATCTATTTATATGTATAACTCTGTAATCAATATCATCCTCTGAACCCATATAGAAATTTGGATCAAAATACCGTGTATCATAATAGCCACCATCCATATTCAATTGAAAAGACATTTTTGAATTATTTTTGCTCTCAATAACAACATCAATATCAATAGGTTCTGTTGATGAATTAGCAAAATATAGATATAACTTTTTAAAGTCCTTTATATTTTCAGAGACCATTAGATCTGCACTTTCAATCGAAGACTCATATTCCTGATTGTAGATTTTATCTCCGAGATAGAATTGGCCAATAACAGAATTATCTAACATACCTACGTACATTTTTTGATCTACAATGCTAAGATAATTAACAGGGTTACTTTCGTTTTCTGTTCTAATATCATAAAGAGTCCATTTATTGCCTCTAATATCAAAAACAAAAAATGTGTTTGTTATGCACAAATGATATTTATAATCATAAAATAATGCATTTATAGTATCTGAATCACCTATTCCATCTTGCAACTTATTACGAATAAATTCTGACCAGTTTTCTGTTTTTAAGTTATCTAATGTAGTTTGTATAGGGAGCGCAAAGTTACCATTAAAAACACGTACATCATTTAATGTAGATAAGAACATAACGCCGCCAGGAAATGTTTTTATATTACCAGCAAGATCAGTATATTGATTATCTGGTACGCGAACCATGCTATCTGGATCTAAACATCCGACATTGCTTCTACTTTGTGAAACAGTTGGGGTTTGTGCAGATAAATCTACTACATATATTTGTTTTAGGCTTGCTACAATAATTTTATCGTAATCTTGTGATAAGCCTGTTATTTTAGTGTTGTCGTTAGCGACACCCGTAACATTAATTGTTCCTCGTAAATTTGTAAAAAACTCTTTTTGTGTTTCTGTAGTATAAAGCAGGTTCGGATTACTGCTATTAATTGCCCCAACTAATCTAGAGTTGTTTGTTTGTAATTTTTTTGGTTTTGGCATTGGGTCGTTAACATCAATAATAGGCGCACCTAAGGCTGCATCTGTAATATTGTCATCAAAAAATAAAGTTGTGTTATCAGAAATAGTAGTCAATAAAAAATATTGTGTACCATTAGCTACAGTTCTATAAATTTTACGAGAAGTAACATCAGTAGGCCCTAGTGGCACCTCTAGTTGTACTTGTTGATTACCTGGTTGGACTGTGTTTGAAATTGTACCAAATCTAGATTCAATACCACCGATTTCTATTGTCATTTGGTACCGATATGTACCATTCAAATTTCCTGAAGATTGTAAAACTTCTGCTCTAGGAGATCCCATTTCCCATACATACTCACCATCATAAATAATAGGGTAGTTTGTACCATTAGTAATAAATAAACGGTCGTTTAAAACTGTAAAGTCACATTTAGCTGTTAAAGAGAGCCCTGAAAACACTATCACAGGACTATCAAAAATGTCTTTATAAACATTTCCATTAACTACAGCTATATTTTCTACAACAGTAGTATTATTTTTTTCGTATATAAATTCAAAAATGCCACATATAGGGTTTGTTGAGCTATAATTTGCAACTTCAGTAATACCTTTAATCCTGTCACAACCTGTCATAGAATCAAAATTTATATTTGCTGCATCATATAAAAAATTTGGTGGAACAAACTTTTTTTCTCTTTCGTTTCTAATTCCTGATAACTCTGTAACCTGTAATTCCATTAAAAGTTCCTAGAGTACGTAGTCGATTCAAAAGGATAAATATGCCTAGTGGTTTTATATGTATTAGTATTATCGCGACCTTTTACTAAAGAGTACTTACAATCATCTAAAAACTCTTTGTAATCTCTTTTATAAAAAGCAGCTCTTTCTATATCAACTTTAGATAAAAGTTTATAACTGGCTTCATCAATTACTCCTTCAATGTGATCGTCTGAAATTTCCATTTCTTTTTGAAGATAACTTGGATCAATTGTTGTATTGTTAAGTAAAGGAATTTTCCAGTGATTTTTGTAGTAATAAACATAAAAGTTTTTTGACTCGACTGGGCTTGCTATAACATGATTTTGTGGATTTGTACCTTCAACTCCTCTTCTGCAATTTAATAGAGTGTTGTTTGGAATATCTATTTTTTCATACGCTATAGTCTCTGTACCTATTTGACATCGGCCTTCGTATTCTAAAAATCCATTTGTACTAACTAGTGTTATGTCGGTTGATTCTGATGTTATTGGTGCTGCTAAGGTAGTAGCTGAAAAAGATTCGTTAAAAAGTGGAAAGATATTTATGTAGTTTTCCCAAAAATAAACATTAGTTGGAAAGCCTGAAAAATTATTACCATAGTATTGATTGTTTATAGCTATAAATTCTTCTGGTTTTAACAAGTATTTAAGGTTGCTAATTATTGCAAAAAAACCTCTATATGTATTAGTTCTTACCGCATCTTGAGGAGCATTTACTGATCGTTGTGTTGTACTGACAGAGTATGATTTTATACCTTCAATACCGAGTGTATATTGTGAATAATGATCTAGAGCTGTTTGTAAAGCATAAACAATATTTTTTTTAGAAAATATTGTGTTAACACCTTTTCCAGATATATCGTCATTTGACGCTATGTTAAACTCTATTCGTTCTATTACTTCATATAATTTCATTAAGCTAAATTCCCATAAACCTGCAATTGTGCAGTAACTTCAAACCCAGATGTATTATTAAATAAAACTGTGGACCAACCTGATCCCTCTACTACTAAATTTTTTGTAGGTATATTTGTAAAACCTCCTGAGGTATTTTGTATTGTTAAACTAACTTCATGAGTGCTATTAAAAATTAAAAGCTTAGGTGAATCAACATCACTTATTATAAAAGTTTCTGTTGTGTTATTTGGTACTGTTACCTCAAATAAAACCTCTTCTTTTGGTTCAATAGCTATATTTGTTTTTATCTCTCTTGTTGTAATACCATTTTCTATTTTTTGACTTATTAACTGTATTAATTGACTCATTTTTTTCCTTTACATAGCATCAACATTGATTAACACGGGTTGTGTTGATGTATTTTCTATACTTATTTCATAAATTTTTCCTTGGAACTGGCCAAGATCAAAAATTTCATTATCTAACAATTTAATTTCATCTTGTGTAGTAATATTGCCACTCTGTTTAAGGTTAAATTTCAAAATTACAAAGCCACCTGTATTACTAATATTTTTAATTTCACCTGTTGCAAACCCATCATTTTGATTTATTAATGTTGCTTCACCAACCCCTCCGTCTTTATAATTTATTAAAACTGAACTGGGATTCAATCCAGATGCCGATGTAAACAAAAAAAACGATGCAAACATCATAGCCTTTTTACCGTTTTTTATTCTTTCTTCAGCTATATTATCGCGTCGTTTTTTTTCATATAAATTAGTACTTATCATTTATTCACATCCCCAATATTGTCACAATAGTTGTATAATTTGCATTTAAGTTTCGAATTGTTATATCTCTAATACGACCATTGAACATTCCTAAATCAAAGGTTTCCTCATAATTAATTCTTATATCAGGTGAATTTACTGAATTATCTAATCTGCAATTAACATTTATAACAATATCTCCAACCGATCTACATTTGATCTCACCTACACTGATACCATCTTGTGCGTTAGCTTTCATTTGATCTAAATCTAGCTGTATGGTTTGTGACGGTTGCAATATTATTTCATCACCAAATAGTGGTAGCTTCGCATTGTCTACACGAGCTTCTACAGGGTTATTTGCTTTTTTTATATAATAAGATCCAGCGTTTACTTCCATTATTGTAAAATTATCCTTACTTGCGAATCAATAGTTCGTCTATTAATTTTTATTCCATAAATTAGATATAAATTAGTTAATGGGATAGTTTCCCCAACCCGTAATGTCATTTGATTTGTAAATGTTTTATTTTTATCAAAACAAACTTCGACAAGAGCTTCTGCACCAGATGTAGAAGATACATTTGTTATACTTCCTGAAGCAGGTTTTAATTCACCAAATAAATCCTGAGTATCTATTTCAAAACTTGGATTTGCAGCTGTAATATCAATTACATTTGAGTACATTTTTGTGGGCCTGTTATCTACCACAGATCCTGCTTGTGTTTGTGAATAATTGATCATGTAGCAAAAATCCTAATGTTTGAGGTCCCAGTACTTTTATGACGAATAGAACTAATTAAAGAGTATTTATTTAAGCTTTCTTTAGTATTTGGTAAGATAGATATTTGATCAGAATAAGGCTCATTTGTTTCATCTGTTGTAAATTTAAGTTCTATATCAACCAGATCAGGGCCATCGTTAATAATATATCCTGACGCTACTCTAAACACAGCTGGGTCTTCATTGAATTGATGTCTAAATGCGATTTCTCCAGGAGTAGTAGTTGCTTGTATCTCATTTGAGTAATATTGGTTTACTTGTCGTCTTTCCTCTATATTTGATTCTAGTGCTTCATAATGATTTTTATATAACATTTACATCTCCTAAATTAAGTTGGCGGTATACTTATCTCTTGTCCAAACAAACAACATTTAACTGGATTCTGACCAGTTTCTTGATCTTCTGTTAAAAAACCACATACAACTTGATTTATCGTATCTCCATATTTTTTTCCAAATGCATCAGGTATATCACCCTCTGCACGTATATAGCTATTTTTAGCAAATGCTACGGTATCTTCTAATTTAAATAGTCCTTCACCTTGATATATAACAAAACCAAACTGACCTGCCTTCATATCAAATTGTGGACATACTACAACTTGTCCTTCTGGTTGATAGCTGCTGCTATATTGTATTAATTCACTGTTTTTACCTATAAAATATGGTTGATGTTTGACTACATCAAATGTTGCACTGCAAAAAATTAAATGTTGCGCATAAATCGAATTAGTATTTTTATTTAATATTAATGTTCCTAAACTATATATTTGTTTATCAAATGCTCTCACAAAAACATCATCAGGGACTGATAGAAGATGCTTACTTGCAATTGTCATTGTCCTAACCTCCCGTCTTTACCTAGTAAACATATTTTTTTATTTGCTATTTGTCCTCCAACAAGAGGTTCTAATGTAAATGCAAACGTGCCATCTAAAACTAAATCTGGTTGTGATGATTGAAAAAAAAGCCTGTCAGTAACAGTTTGTCTCGCTGCTAGATAGTCAAAAACATTTCCATCAGCTGCTGCTCCTACATTGGCTATACATTCTCCTTTGTATACCACAAAACCAAACTGACCTGCCTTCATATCAAATTGAGGTATAACTAGTCTAGCAATTCTCATTGTTGTGGTTACATATTCATCAATTGAAAATATTTTTTCTTGTCCGAAAACGCCATATGGTTGAAAAGCGGTTATATCTTCACCCGCTTGTATATATATATATTCTGCATCGTATATAGTAGAATAATCTTCTAAATTTGGCTGATAACCTAAAGGTAGCTCTTGTTTATCATGCGCATTATTAAGTAAATGAGATTTTAACGACAGTCTTAAACTTGTTTTCATTATCCGTATAACCTCTCTAGTCTACCCATCATGTGCACTTCTATGACTTTTGTTTCTCCATCGTTCATTGGTTCTAAAGCTGAACCATAAACAGATTCACCCATATTTGTATTTGTTCCATAAAAAAATTCTGGAATACCAATTCTTGGAGTAAAATAAGTTCCATTTACAACACCTGCTGGGCCAGATCTAACATTTGCTTTTCCTTTGCCTTTTAACAAAACAAATGCAAATGTATTTGGTGGTATATCAAACTGAGGTACAAAAATTGGAATATAATTTGTGTCATCTCTAATTGGTATCAATTCAAATCCAGCTTCTCTTTGATGTGGTCGATAAGAATATAAAGTTGTTTCTCCTGATTTAACATATAGATAAATATTTTGATACACTCCATCATCTGATTCGACTGTAGCTAAAAACCCTAAAGGGAATTCTTGTTTTGTATGGGGCGACAAAAAATCGTTTTTATCATACGTATATCTTAAATTTGCTGAATTTGTCATTTTTTTGTTTATCCATTGGTAGGAGGCCAATGCCTCCTACCTTTATTTGATTTATACAGCTACATCACATGCGTTAGTACCGAATAAATAAATTTTACCCGTTGCATTTGCAGCTATTGCCTCCTTTGCATACCCAATTGTCGTAGCAGTTTTAAGTCCAACTACATCTTTAAGTGTTGTTGTTGCCTTAATCCATTCCACATAATTTGAGTTTGTGATACCTGCAGCGTCAGCAGTTCCTGTAAAAGTTCCTCTAATAACAAAAAATGCATATTCGCCCGCACCTACTGCATAATCAATTCCTAATGGTACGATGTTTACTTCACCACCTGCAGCTGGTAATAGACGTGCAGTTTGATTTACATCTAAATAAGAAATAGTGTTTGCAGCTATTGCAACATGTGCTTCTAAGTAGATATATTCGATTTCTTCATTATTTTCTTCATCAACACGTGTCATAACTGTACCTAAAGGGTATAGCTGTGTAGTTGACGATTTTGAAAAAACTTCATCATCGACTGAATCATAATATGAACTAGACATAATTTCTCCTTAAGCGTTAATCGCTGTGAAACGTGCGTTTGCGTTTCTTTTGACACAAAAGTAGTTACCAGACATGAAGTTAACGTTATTTTGAACTGGCTGATTAGGCATAACGTTAGATCCTGATAATGGACTAGGTCTGTCAAAACCATACACATATCCAAATCTGATAGAGTTTTTAGATAAGATATAACAATGGTTGTTCGCAACACCTGCGTCACCTGGACAATAACTGTCTGTATACCAAGGAATTCTGTTTACAAAGATAGTTCCAAACCCTGCATTCAAGTTGGCTTCATCGTTATAGACTTGTTGACCTTGTTGTGTTGATGCAAACTGACTTTGAACATTGCCGTTAGACAAAATCATATCTGGTGTAATTAATGCAGTTCCGGTTTCTTCTCCATTTGCATAAAAACCTGCATTATCACGAACATTTGCAATCATTTTCTGTAATTCGGCAAAGTTAATAGTGTTTACAGCATTATCTGTAGTAGCTAACCAATCTTCTGTGTTAGTACCAGCAACAGGAGTAATACCTGCATAAGCAACACCATTACCAGCAAATATATCTTCTAAACCATTAAACCTTTTAGCATTTGCGCCAGTACCTGATAGATACAAGTCTCTTGATAGTTTGACTACTTGACTGTTAACTGTTTGAGCAGCCTTCGCTTGTGCTAATGAAACAATTTGAGTTTTGTCGCCACCAAACTTAACAAAGTCTTCAAGTGTTAAGACAGTGTTTGCTACCATATTTTTATAAGGTAATGTTGCTCTTAACAATGTATTTGAAGTGTTGTTACTAAAGGTGTCTGTACCATCTCCTGAAATATATTCAACTGTTGGTACTTCTCCTAACTGACAGATAAACCCAAAATCATTACCGTGAGGCATCAACTCTTTGTTGTCACCAATTAAAAATTTTAAAGCACTATTTCTTTTATATGTTTGCTCATAAATTTTGCCAGGAACATACTCGTATAAAGCTGCTCCAATATCATCTAAAATTGCCATTTAATCTTCCTTTATGAAGACTTTAAAATTTTAACTTTCTTTCTAATATGCTTTTTAGACTTTCACCTTGAGTAGAACCTGTTGGTGTTGCGCTTTTTTGTGGCGAACTATAAACACTTCCTTTATGTGTTTCCTGGTTCGCTTTTACATAAGCCTCAACAGCTTTTTTTGAATTACCTTCAATAATTTGAGGCATAGCCATATTTAGCCATGACATTTCGTAGTAATTCGGATCTAAGTTTTGATTTTTTGCATACTCAAAAAATTCATTTAACTTTGGATCTATTCCATACTCTTTTGCTTTAGAAAGTATGTTTTGTGTTGCTTCATTAGCAATTTTTTCTTGCTGAATGTGCATCAGTTGAGCTTCTAGCTCATCATACTTGCTATAAAGGTGGTTCATTTCAGTGTCTTTTTGCTGCAATTGAGCTAATTGTTCTGGCGGTAAGTCACCATATTGAGCTTTTGCTACAGCTATATTTGCATCATTTAACGCTTGCTGATAGATAGGACCCGTAGTTGGATCTTCTAAAGCTTTGTTATATGTTTGCAATTGCATATTTAGAGAGTCTCGTTCTTGTTTTAAAGTCTCTAATTCCTTTATTGCTTGTTGGGATTCGCTTTGCTTTGACTCTAAGTGTTTTATATGGTCGTACATTTTGTTTGGATCTTCGTTCCAAAACTCTGTATACCTTTTATCTTGCTGTAATGCGCTTAGTTCTGGCTCACTACTAACTTGAGTCTCTGCCTGTTCAACTAGCCCATTTAATTGTTGAGTGCTGCTGTCTTCTAACCCAGATGCTTGGGTGACTTCAGAAGCTAACTCGGTAGACTGGGTGTCTTCCATTTGCTTTCTCCTTATTAATACGTTTACCCTTTAGCTTTGTAATCCTCTCCAAATTTCTCTTTAAGAATTTCTTCTACTAAAAGGGCTTTTTTTAAGGAGCTAGCAATGTCATCTTCTAGCTTCATGTCTGAAACAACCTTCAATAAATCGTCTTTCTTTAAAGACATAAGGTCATTTCTTGCCTGTTCTAAATTAGGCTTTACTGGTTTTTTTTCTTCTTTAATTTCTTGAGGTTTTTTTTGCTCGATCACATCAAACAAAAGACGAATTACTTTTTCGTTTAAAATCAATGGACCTACACCAGGAATATTGATTTGATATTGTCCTAATTTATGAACACTTTGAGACGGTGTGTAAGTTAAGACTTCGCAAATATCTTCAAATGTTTTTTTTAATGTAAGTTTTTTTCCTAATAGCTCCATACAAACTATAGTATTAGTAAAATTACCTTTTTTAAACTAACAAATATTTACAATAGTTTATATTATGGCAACTTTTATAAATTATTGTTAATGTATGCAGTTTTATTATTATTGTATTTTTAATATGTGGAACCTCAGTTAATTAAATATCTAAACAAACTTAAATCTAAGGCTATTGACGCTCATCCTACTGAGTCGTTAAAAAAACGGTACTCTGTCTATAAAAATGGAACTTTAAAAACACAAAAATCAAATACAAGTAAATATAGTGTTAATTCAACCTCTAACATTCTTAAATCAATTGTTGATACTGTGGCAACATTTACATTAGATCAGCAACTAACAAAAGAAGTTGTACTGCGATCAATGTCTTTTAGTGATTTTGAAAACTTACAGCTACTTAATGATAAAGCAGCTGTTTTAAATGATTGTTTACAAGATGTCGTTGATAATAATTACGATAAAGAGTTTCAAAGAAATATCGTTTTATCAATGCTCATCTATGGTGTTGGTATTTCAAAAGTTTATTGGAATCAAGATTCAGCAAACGAACTAGGCGAGGTTAAATATCATCAAATTGATCCTTGTAATTTTTATCCAGATCCAAGTGCTACAGATATTAATAATGCAAATTATATTTTTGTTAAAAGTGAACAGAGTGTATTTGATTTAGTAAATAAATATAAAAACAATCCTGAGATTTTAGAAAAAATTAAAACTTTAACACCTGGCAACAAAGATAATAGTTATAAATCTAATTTAGATGCCGAGCGTACAGACAATATTATTAGTGTAAAAAATGATACCACCTCTGCTCAGGCTTATATGCCTAACAATTATGATGATCAATATAAAAAATCTACAAACAACATAACAATTTATGAATGTTATCTTAAAGACGATACAATTTTTATTGATCCTCAGGGTGATGATAGTGATGAATTAAAAATGCAGCAATTTATGTACCCTAATGGACGTGTTATTACTTACACAGATAAATGTATTTTAGAAGATAAGGCTATTGATTACCCATTTGGTTTTCCTTTTGATATACAAAAAGGTAATTATGACACAGATGGTTTTTTTCCTTGTTCTTTAGTCGAATATTTGACATATCCACAAGAACGATTAGATGCTATTAATAAAGAAATTTCTGGAATGATAGGATCAAGGATAAATGCGACGCTTATTCCTGCTGGTTCTGAAATAGATAAGGAATCATTATGTAGACCTGAACCTATTATTGAAGTTCCTCATAGATCAATTCGTGAAGGCGAGGTCCCTATAAATTACACAAACAACAACTTACAATATTTGCCTCTTTTAGAACAAAGGGCACAGTTGCTTGAACAAGATATGTACAATATTGCTAGAGTAAATAAAATGATGATATCTGGTGAAAGACCAGTAGGGGTTAATTCTGGACGTATGGTCGAAGATTTAATAGAAAGCCCTATGACAGCAATAAGAGAGATGCAAAGAGAGCTTGTGTCTTTAAATATTAGGCTCTCAGATAAAATTATAACGTTGATACAGTTGTATTATAAATCACAGAGAATAATTCGATTATCTACAGGTGATTTTATTGAGATAGATCCATTGTTTATGGAGAATGCTGCTCAGGAAAACTTAAGTCAAATTAGAAAAAGCGTTATGAATCAAAATAATGTCATGGAAATCGCTGTCGATATTAAAACAGATTTATCATCAGGTGAGTTTGAGACTAAAATAATTGCTGGTAGTGAAATGCCCTTAAACCGTACACAGCTTGCACAGTTAACTGTAAAGTTTGCACAAGAAGGCTTTTTTAATCCTGTTGATATTGATATTAAAGAATTTGTTTTAGATAAGCTAGAGTATCCTAATTATAGAGCTGTTATTGATAAAATGAGACAGGCTCAAGAACAAAATCAATTAGCAGTACAAGAAGAAATGAGAGATCCAGCTAACATGCTTTTAGCAAAATTACAGAAGGCAGATATAAAACCTGATGATCTACTAAAAACTATTAATAATATTACTGATGAGTCTGTAAAAAATGATGCGACTCTACAACTTTTATCTTTATTCGGCTATACTCCGCCGCAAGTTTTTCAATCTCCTGGAACTGATGTCACTACCCCTTTTCAGTTTCAGGAGAACCCTATTTAAAGCCCATTTTTGTGAAATGCTTTTTTACATATCTCAGCTACATCTGATTTCATTTGTTCTTGTTGTTGTTTCTCTATTCTTTTTCGATTTTTAGTTGTCTCTTGCTGATTTTCTTCATACGAAAGAGGAATATAGTTGTTTTCTTTTTCAAACGCTTTTTTTTGTGCAGCAGTAGTAAATGTTTGACCGCCTATCGTTATTTCATTAAACATGCCACTAAAATAAACTGTTTTTTGATTTCCAAAAAACCTTACCATATTTGTTGAAGTACAACTCATGCAATTGACTCGCCTTAGGTCATTATCATAAGTATCTACATTCATATGATATGTATGTATGCTGTCACAATCATTACATTTAAAGCTATACATTGGCATTTTTTAAGTGCTCCGTTAAAAAGTTGTATATAGCTCTTCTACCTTCTTGGCTTTTACGGTTATCGTTAATGTACTGACTGACTGTGCTCGCACCCATATTTAATTTAGATCCAAGCAAATCGTAAGTTAATCCATCGCACTGTATGTACAATTCTTTTAATTCACCGTCGTTTACTGTTTTCACTGTGCTTTTAAGAACTAACGGTAAAGCTTCTTCACTTATCGTGGTTATTTTAGTTTCTGCAGTTTCTATTCGTTTTTCTACCTGCTCTAATTTAGGTAATGTTTGGTTTTCGCAAAAAGCTACCTGTGATTGCAGTTTATCCATAGCCATTCCCATCTCTACAAGTTTTGTATTTTGGGCCATTGTACTATTTTGATTTTGTAAATCTCTAAAATTTAATGTCATTTCATTTCTTAAAACATTTATTTTTTGATCTACTTTTTTTAAAATTTCTTCAATATTCATAATTCTCCTAACAATATCTTCTTTTCATACTTGAGTTACGCATTAGATTAAACTTTTCAGCTAAACGCTTCTGCGCTTCATTTTGTTCAGGTGGATTACGGTCAACCATTTCGCGATAAACGTACATAAACGCATCTAATGCGTCATCATCTTTTTTTACTGGTGTTTCATACGTTTTGTTTACAGCCCCTGCACTATTTAGCTTCCATTGATAATTATTTATTTCACGAATTAAATTAGTACAGTTATCATGAATAAATAGTTTTTTATTTAAAAAACCATCGTTAATAATTCTGATATTTCCAAGCTTATCCTTGTTAGATTCCTGTAACCGTAAACCATCTTGAACTAAGTCGTCCCATAAGCATCTGCCGTCACGTTCAACTCTTTTTATTGCGTAATCTGCCACAATAGGGTATTTACCCCATCGCGTAGCTGCAGCTCTTAACTGTAATGTGCTTGCTTTTTTTTCATAGAATTCATCAAAAACATGTATTTCTCCTTTCTTGTTCAGTGCTATCCAAATAAAAGCTGAGGCATGAACAACCCCATGGTCAAAACCTACATAAATAAGGGAATCTGAATCTATTTCGTGTGATGGAATAACATTTTCAAACTCTTTAAACTGATGAAATACTTTAATGTCATTTGACTCCCATGAACCCATCATATAGCGATCAATTTTTTCTTGCCCAAAAACTCTCACCATCCCTGCTATGTAATCATCAGGTAAGTTATGTGCATTTACATGTGTCGAACTAGAATAAAGCTTTGTATATTCGTCTACAGGTTCATCGATAAATCTTTTTTTTACCCATCCTGGCGCTGGGTTCCCCTCCATTAACAAAACAATTTTGCGGTCTCTATTTCCTCTTCGTCGACCAAAAACGTGCAAGTAAACCTCTTCATCAATTTCTTCAATTTGGTTAAAAGTAAAACCATCCCATTGTGAAGATAACAATCCACTAACGTTATTATTATCTAGTCCTGTAAACTGTATTTTAGATCCGTTTTTATAAGTAAATGTTTTGTCTTTTTTATTATATTTAAAGGTATTCGTTACTCCAAAATCCTTTATCATTTGTGTAATAGCTGTTGTCTCTAAATCTTTACTAACATTTTTAATAAACAACCACTGTGTTCCTGGATATTTTAAACACATGCGATGCGTAGTGAAGGTAGTCCAAAATGATTTACCGTTAGCAAAGCCACCAACTAACAAGTATTGCATTATCTTATCTTTTGAGATTTGGCCATTATCCCAAAAATCTTTTTCTGCGGCTGATTGAAATGGGTTTAAAGTAACGTTACATTCCCAGACCCCATTTTTTAATTTAAAAAAACTCAAGTGTCCCCTCTATAATTTTTTAAACGTACCTTCTATCTTCTTCAGCTTGTCTTCTAATTTCCATTTTTTCTATTAACGTTTTAGGTCTATTTAAGACATGTACTGGATCCATATTGCTTTTAGTTAAGTAATCTAATCTTTTATAAAAAAGAAGAAAAAGGGCTAATATAATTAAAACTGTTGCAAACTGTCCGATGTATATCCAAGTGATTTTATCCAACTTTTATTCTCCTCATTTTTGAATGATTGTTTTTTTTTATGTTAATTTCTTTAATGTAATTTTCTAAATTCAATATCTTATAACACACATTTTTTACGTTTAAGTTATGTTGCTGTAAGTGTTGAACCTCTAAAAGCCCCTTGTTCACTAAATCTGTAATTATGTAAACGCACCTGTTTAAAGTCATTGTTCTTAGTCTTTGATAATACGTGTCTTTTTTATTATATAAGTCCTCAAGATTTAATATTGCGTGCCCTTTAAAATGGTTTTTTTTACATTTAATAACGTAATAAAATTCGTCAAACAAAAACTCCATGAACCTTATATAATAAAATTCAGAGCGCATAGCTGCTCTTTTTTCAATAAAACTAGTAAATCTCATAATACCCCTAATTTGTACACTATAGTTTATATTATGATACAAATTAAAGTTAATTACAATATACTATTGTTTACATTCTATCTATACGAGCACTAAAATGCAAATCAACCCTACAACTTCAGGGTTTTGTGCTAAAAAATCTATAATTTCTAACATGATTTTTTCCTCCTTTTAATGTTTAAATTTTAAATAATAAATTGAAATTAATAATATTAACATCTGGATAATCAGAAGTATGAAAGCCTTGTTTTGTTTTATAAAATCTACATGTGACGCTAAATATCCAAAACCTAATATCCATACAATTGATAAAAATACGACTAAAATGTATGACATAATTCCTTTATCCTTTTTATTCTAAGTCTATAAAAATAAAGCTTAAACTTAATAATAATCCAATGTATAAAAATACAACGCCAGATACTTCACTCATCTTTTAATATCTTTTTATCTAAGGCCTGTAACCTTTGTTCTATTCTAGTTAATCTTGGTTTAAGATAAGCTTCTATTTGTGTATTAGAGTTGGCTATGATGCCTGCAAATCCATCTAACTCTCTGTGTAATCTATGTTTAGCAGCTTTGCTTATTAGAGCAAATTCATCTAACTCTGCTATTAAACGCTTATTAATTTTTCTTTCAACTCTTTTAGCGATTGTTTGTATTATTCTCTCAACAATTGTATTAAACATTTTTTCTCCTATTTACCTAGTAATAATATAACCGTAAATGCAAATATTACGGATAATATTACACATATTGATACCCATGTGATCTGTTTCCAATTTTCTAAAATTTGCTGCTGATACACTAACTCTCTTTCAGTAATTACAATCCTTTTCATAAAATGATCATAAATTTCATATTTTATGTCTTCTTCATTTAACTCTATGTCTTCTCCATAATGGGTTATTATCATTTTCTTTTTTTTATATATTTTTTCTATTTTATTTTTACTCATTGTTACCATTTAACCTTATTAGCCCAATAGGCAGCAGACATCTTTCCTTTTTTTATATTTTCAGCATGTCTAGCTTTGAAACTTTTACGTCTTGCCATAGACTTAGCATCCGTTGCGCTACCTGCACCGCTAACTCCTTGTTGACCAAAACGAATAAGCTTTATCTTATCCCCTTCTTTAGCTAGTACAGCATGTGATTTAGTAGCATGCCCTGGCGTTCTTTTAGGTTTGTTATAACCCTTAAACTGTTCTTGTCCTCTTTTATATTTATCCATGAATATCTTCTTCCTGTAACGCTTTTACTTCAGCGTGTCTAATCTCTACATGTTTTTCGATTTCTTTAAAGTCTTGTGTTATAACCTTAATATTAAAATCGTTTCCAGTCATAAGCTCTGGATCTGAGTTAAAAACCTTTAAATAAGTTTCTATGGCCTTTATTCTTGCGCTACTACGCAGATCCTCATCAAATATCATATCCAAAGCTGTATTTAACACAGCTGGTACAAAAAACCTTAAATTAGATTGCTTTGGATTAAAGTTATATTTTGACTGAACCTCTTTGATTTCTTTTATACTCAAACCAGTTCTTTTTTTTAAATCTGTGTATGTTGGTGTAAAGTGCCCTAGTTTAAATTCTTGTGTGTATGCTTTTTCCACTAAATCGATATGCTTTTGCTGTTTATCAAACTCAGTTTCTTGTTCTGTCATTTTTTATAGTTTGCGTACCTTGCTTTGACTGAGCTTTTAGCTTTTTTCATACTAGTGTGTGTGCTAACAGTCTTATTATTCTTATCTTTTACAACTGCTCCAGATTTAGTTTTCTTAGCTTTCCAAGGCATAATGTGTGTCCCTCCTACTCGATAACTATATATATTATAGTAAACATTTAATTTAAAGTAAATAAAAAAATAATTTAAAGTTTTTCTTTAAATAACATAAAATAAACCTATAAATTAAACTTAATTCCTAATCATTAGGACATAACAGAACAAATCAATATTACAATACAAATTATATATACTATAGTTTATACAACGAAACAATAAAGGAGAAATTTATGAGTAAAAAAATCATAACTGTGAGAACAAGAATTAATGGGGTTTGGAAAATTAAATAATATAAAAAAAAGAGCATTATGATTAAACTGTTTTTTTGTTTACTAGGAATCGCTTTTTTTTATAAAGCACTCACAGGGGTTGATGTTTTAAGTAAAGGAGGCGCTATTTCTCTAATTGTTTTATTTTTAAAATTTATCGCAATTTATTGTTTATTTCTTTTGATTTTATTTGTAGTTATATTTTTGTTTAAAATGTTTGTAGAAAGAAAGCTAAAGAAAAAAGAGTCTTTATCATCACTATATAGAAAAGCGACTAAAAAAATAAAATAATAGGATAAATTATGTACGAAAATGAAAATCAATCTGAATTAAGAAGAAAATACTATGAGCACTTCGGCTCTAAAATTCATATAAAAAAAAATATACTTAAATATATCAAAAGATGTATAGACCAATTAAATGATGTTTTAGAATTTCATGGGAAAGGTAGGTATAATCGGCATGAGAATCATTTGTATATAGTAGAAACATATCGAGGACCACAACTGCCCAAGTCTTTGTTTGATAAAAATATCAAATGGCGATATGGAAAAAATAACAAATATGCCGGCACAGATAACTGCATAGAAAATTTAACTCCTAAGATACATGATCATATGAAGAAAAAAAATGTAAAGGGTATTATCACAATCACTTTTACAACTCCAAATTATAATAATTATTTCAAAATGATATATTTAACTGTTACCAAAGATGATTTTTTTGTTATTCATAGATCTTTTTCAGCAGAAATAAACAACAAATGCTTCAGGATGCCACATCACATTCATGAACTAAGCTATCTTATTGAATCGTTTAATAATGAAATACAGAAAAAAAACTATGCATATATACAATGCAATTCCTGTTACGACAAAAGAATTAAAGCTATTGAAAAATTAAAAAATGAATTTTTTGAGTTTGAGCCTGATTACAAAGGAGCATAATAATAGGAAAAATAATGGACGAAAATGATTTGTTTGAAATGTATGGGGGAGCTGAAGGTATACAAAAAGACCCAAAAGTATTAAAAGAGTGGGTTTTGTCTTCTCTTATATCTTTCGGTAAAGACCCTAATTTTCCTGTCGGCATTCCTTTGCCTATGCCAGACGGAATTAAAGTAACAGAAAAAGAATTAAAAGGGTCTGGCTGGATTATATTACATGAGAATGCCCCCCTCCCTAATTGGGAAACAGGAAAAATTGATGGTCGGACAGGGCAAGTGGTTATTAAGATGGAGGATGTATGATAAAAGTCTATAGAATTTATGATAGAAAAAAAATTAGTTCATTG